TGGTGTAGTATTCTGGATGGGAAATGGTGGAGGATTTTTCATGTTTGATGGATCCGTTAAACCTGTTCCTTGTTTAGTAGAAGATTTCGTATTCACAACCCAAGGAACTGATTTAGGTATTAATTATGACACAGGAAGCGAATTAGTTTTTGCTGGGCATAATGCTTTATTTAATGAAGTCTCTTGGTTTTACCCTCAAAATTCATCTAGTCAGGTAGATCGAGTAGTTACCTATAATTACATGGAACAAGTTTGGACAACAGGAACTTTAGATAGAACTACTTGGAGTAATCCAGATATTTATGCTTTACCTTTTGCTACTCAATATGACTCGGGATCCGCACCAAATTTTCCTACAGTTAATGGAATAAGCAACGGGCGTAGTGTTTTATATGAACAAGAAACAGGAACCAATCAAATCCGTAGTTACACTACAGGAACAGTAACCACAGCCATCTCTTCTTCGATTCAATCAGGAGATTTTGATATAGATGTACAAGGAGATGGGGAATATTTTATGAGTGTGAGAAGATTTATTCCTGACTTTAAAAATCTTAATGGAACAGCCAATGTAACTATTTATTTGAGTCGATTTCCAAATGATACAGCAACGGGCTCTCCTCTAGGACCTTTTACTGTATCCACTTCTACCCAACAGATTTGGACACGAGCACGAAGTCGGCTAGCTAGTTTTAAAATAGATGCGGATGAACTAAATGGAACATGGCGTTATGGTTTATTTAGATTTGATTCCAGACCAGACGGGAGACGTTAATGGCTAAAATTACTGTAGTTATTCCAGAGCCTTCAGAAGAGTATGATGTTTCTGCTTCACGACAACTTCAGGAGGCACTAACAACTTTTAAAAATCAATTGAACACTTCCTATCAGAAGGATTTAAAAAACGAGCAGGAAGCTTTAAACTTTTTTCTACTATGAGTATACAATATAAAAATGCTGGTTTTTATCTAACCACTACTAATTTAACTACATGCTTAACAATGGATGCTGGCTCTCGAGCTCTTATTCAAAATATTCAATGTGCTAATACTTCTACTGGAGCTGTTATTATGCAATCTAAATTTTTAGATAACTCGGCTTCAACCACTTATCAAATTAGTATTGAATCATTAAACCCGGGAGCGACCACTAACCTAGCATCGGGAGTTTTAGTTCTCGAAGAGAGCGATGCTTTAAAAATACAATGTGCAGCAACGGCTAATGTAGCTACTGGTGTGATTTCTTATGCATTAATTAATCGTACTGACGAAAATGGGTAATACGCCTAAATGGGGGGCGAATACTTACCATAAAGAAACGCCTAAAAAAAGGCCTGGACGCCACGCCAAAAGTTATAGTAAAAGAATCCCCAGGAGAAAAAAAACGAGAGGACAAGGATGACAAAGTATAAAATAGTAAACGGAGAGAAGGTACCTGTGTTACCCGCTAAAGCTAAAGAAATAGTGAAGCATAAAAGAACAGGTAAAATCTACGAATCTAAAGAAGAGTTTGATAAAGACGTAGCAGATCCTAAAACAGATACTAAAGCAGAAGATTTTAGACAAGATTTAGAAATAACTGTTGCATCTTTAACAGTATTTGGTAAAAATGATAAATAATGTTGCCTTTTGGTGGAACGGAAATTCAATATGCTTACTTAAAAAAATATGCTACTAAGCATCTTTTAGATTTAGTTCAGATTACTACTTCCATCCCTGAAAAAGAACCCCTCCACCCCCTTCGACCCAATGTTCTTTGGATTAAAAATTCATACGACCAACCTAACTTAGCCCCGTGGTTTAAAAATAAAAAAAACCATAGCAAATATGATTGGTATGTTTTTAATTCTCATTGGACATATGAAAAATACAGATATTTTTTTGACGTACCCGATACTCGTAGTCTTGTAATAAAAAACGGTATTGATTATGAGGAACTTAAACTCAAAACAGATTTTACTTACAAGGCTCCTTTAAAGTTGGTTTATTTTTCAACTCCCTGGAGAGGACTAGACGTTCTTCTCAAGGCAATGGAACTTTTAAAAAACGAAAAAGAAATTGAGCTTGATGTTTATGCAAGCACTATTATTTACGGGGATGCTTTTCATATGGCTAATGAATCTAAATTTCTTAAACTTTATGAACGGGCTGCAAATTTAAAAAATGTAAACTATAAAGGTTACTGTCGCCATAGTGTACTCGTAGACAAATTAAAAGACTATGATATTAGTGTTCATCCTTCTACCTTTGAAGAAACATTTTGTATTTCGGCAATGGAGGCTTTAGCAGCTGGCTGTATGTTAATAACCACGGATCTCGGGGCTATTCCTGAAACCTGTGCAGAATTTCCTATTTATATACCCTATTCAGCCGACAAGGAGCACCTAGCGATACAAACAGCTGAATCTATTAAGCAAACTCAACTTATTTTAAGCACTAAAGATACTAGCCAAAGCTTGAAGTTCCAACAACAATACTATAAATATTACTATGATTGGAAAATTATTGGACCCTTTTGGGATCGATTTTTAAGAGGAGCTTTACATGTCAGAAGAAAAGAAAAAAATATCTAAAACAAGTGTCTTACCAAGAGACCCCCTAGAGGAACAAAGAGATAAAAAATTAGCAGCTCTCAAACGATCTAAAGGATTAATGGTATGTACTCCCGTCCATTCGGAAGTATGTTTGCATTATATGAAGTCCTGTTTAGATTTACAAAAAGAATGCCTTTTAAATAGCACCAGTATTATTTTTCAACTTATGAAGAGTAGTCTAGTCACCCAAGGACGAAATTTATGTGCAGCCGCGTTCTTAGATTCAGGATGTGAGCAGATGTGCTTCATTGATGCTGATATTTCTTTTTCTGTACGTTCTATTTATCGTCTTTACGAATGTCCCTATGAAGTAGCCCTAGTTCCTTACCCTATGAAAACGGTAGACGCTAATAAATTTAGAACGGATGATCTTAAACGACCAAGTGATCATCCTGATACTAAAGGATTTACTTTTCCTATTGAGCTTCCTGATCTTAATAATGTTTCTATGACGAATGGATTTGTAGAGGTAAAAAAAGGACCAACGGGCTGTATGATGATTAAGCGTAGTGCTTTTGACAAATTGATGAAGGCCTATCCTGATTTAACAATTACTCAACAAACCATGGTTAATGGAAAAATGGTGAAGCGTTCTAACTATTTTAATTTTTTCGATACTTATTATGATCAGAAAACTAAGGTTTATTTAGGAGAAGACTTTAATTTTTGTAAATTATGGACGGATATAGGGGGTAAAATATACGCTTTAGCTGATGAAGAAATATCCCATATAGGTGAAAAAATGTATTCTGGTAAATTGTTGCAAGAACTCGTTAAAGCTTCTCCCGACAACATCCCTTTGGGATCGAATGTAAACTTGAAAAAATGACCTTCAAATTTTAGACAATTTGAACTTTTCCTCCCATTATCTCCCATAGCCCTTAATCCTTACGGTATTGATAAGACACGCATATACAGTTAAAATGATAATTACTTAAGTATTTATTATGGATCCAGTAACATTAGCATTAGCCACATTTGGCGTACAGAAATTACGAGGAAAATCCACAAAACGTTCCTTTCGAGATGCTCTCATTGTAGGGGGTATTGGTCAAATAGGTGGAATGATGAATATGCCTGGAATGTCAGCTTATGGTGATAAAGCAATGCTGGGGGGTGCTTTTTCTGGAGGAAATTATCTAGCAGGAGCTACCACAGGACAACAATTCGCAGGAACTAAAGTAGGAGGAACTCTTAGTGGTATGTGGGGTACAGCTCCAGACGCAGCAACTAAAACAAAAGGATCAGGATTCTTAGGCTGGAGTAAAGGAGCTCAAATAGGAGCTGGATTAGGTCTAGCTACTTTAATGGAAGGCGACGAAGACATGCCAGAGCCACCATTCACAGAAGAAGATTACAAAAAGGCTTACGCTGAACAATCAGCAAAAACATCAGGATTAAGTGATTCCTTCCAATACACTCCTTCTAATATTATGTATTACGGGGGACCCCAAACAGATGATATCTATCAGTATAGTCAAGGGGGTCTAGCATCCCTTCCCATTCAAAAATTCGCAACGGGAGGAGTCAGCTATCTTCCTTCCAAAATAGATCACGATGAAAAAGATACTAATAATTATGTCAGGGCTCACGGTCAGGTTGCCGATGGTACCGGTAGCGGAGACAAAAATGAAGATACCATTTTAGCTCAATTAGCTGACGGTGAATTTGTTTCTAGATCGGATGCTATTTTAGGAGCTGGCCTTATTGAAGGAGCTTCGCCTTCCTCACAAGAAGAAATGAGAAAAAAAGGAGCAGCCTTTTTTTATAGCCAACAATCTAAATTTAAAAGAATATTTGATTTATTAAATGCTAGCAAAAAAACCGAGCATTAAACAAGGAGTAGAAATTTTATGGATTAAGCCTAAAGAACTGGATCAATACTGGCCCCTTGTTCACTTCATGATCGCCGAAGGATTACAATTTGACGGAAATCCTATGGATGTTGATCGAATGCGAAACTTTATTGCAACAGGGGAATATCAGCTCTTTATGATGTTTGGATCCGACGATGGGGAAAAACATAAAGTGTTTGGTTGTTTTATTACCAGAATTTTAGGATTACCTAAATTTAAACAAGTCGAAGTTATTTTACTAAGAGGAGAAAAAAGAGAACTTTGGCAAAAAGAAGCGGCAAAAATGATAGAAAAATTAGGAAAAGACAATGGATGTAAACGCGTAGCTGTTCTAGCACGACCAGGTTGGAAAAACTTTTTAGAACCTTTCGGCTGGAAAGTTAAACGTTATTTATATCAAAAGGATTTAATATGAGTTTTATATTCGGCGGAGGCGGTTCTAGCGGCGGCGGCGGCGGTGGCGGAGCCACTAGCGGAACACAAGTTTCCATAGCCAGAGAAGCTCCAGAAGTTGAAGCACGAAAACTAAGCCTTTACGATCAAGCCTTAAAACTTGCTCAATCACCCGTTCAATTACCCGCTTATCAAGTAGCAGGTCCTCCTCCTTTACAACAGGCAGGATTCACGGCGGCAGGAACGACCGGTGTAGGTGCAGGAGCTGTAACGAGTGGATTAGGTGCTTTGGGGACTGGAGCAACTGCTTTGTCAGGAGCTCAAAATTTAGCAGCACAAACTCCAACAACTGCGGGTCTAGCTCCTTATATGAATCCTTATCAGTCTTATGTGACGGATGAAATTAATCGACAAGCTCAGATAGGAAAAAATCAACTGGGTGCTCAGGCTGTACAGTCAGGTGCTTTTGGTGGAGCTCGACAAGGTGTGGCTGAAGCTGAACTGGAACGAGCACGACTGAATCAGGTTGGACTTTCTCAAGCGGGTGGTTTTTCACAAGCTTTAGGAGCCTACCAACGACAACAACAATTAGGAGCGCAAACAGGATTACAAGCAGCCCAAGGTTATGCGGGCCAAGCACAAGCTTATGGAGGCTTAGGCCAAACCCAACAAGCGATGCAACAAGGAGATATTCAAAGTTTATTGCAAGCGGGAGGCGTTCAAAGACAATTAGGCCAACAGGCTTTAGACGCTCAACGTTCGACGACACTACAAAGACAATACGAACCTTATCAAAGACTAGAATTTATGAAAGGTCTTATGACCAATCTACCAACAGGCCAAAGTGCTGTTACAGCAACCACGGCTCCCGGAACTAATCCGTTTTCTCAAGCAGTCGGAACAGGTATTGGGGCTTATGCTGCCTATAATATGGCGAATAGACCGCAGGGTAATGTAAACGTATATCCAGGCCAACAAAGACAATAGGAGATTTTATGAATGATCCCGTCTTAAACCGCAAACTGTTTAGGCATCAAGCTCAAATTATCCATAACAAGATTCCTAAATTACAAGAAGGAGGAGATGCTTGGTATAGATCTGGTGCAGCATTCAAAAAGGGTTGGCAAAAATACCCTACAAGACATCTTTGGGATTTCAATAAAGGACGAATGTACAATACTGCAATGTTAGCTAATCCTTGGAAAAAAGCTAGAATTGCGGGTGGTGTGGCTGCAATGGCGGGGAAAAAAATCTTTCAAAAAACTGGAGTTCCTTGGGCAGCCAAAAAAGCTTGGCCTTATACTGGAATTCCTAAAACAGTTAGAGGCGTAAAACAAAC